TTTTCAATTGGTTGCAGGTTGATTTGTGTAACCCACCAATTAGGTTGCTTGGAATGACGGTATTTGGGGCGTTTTGCCATGGCGATCGGTATCCAACCGGCAATGAAGTAATGGGGTGCTTGACCAGTGACCAGCACTGCAATGTCATTGGGGCGGTCGTATTCATGGACTATTAGCTGACCTGCAACGTATTTTGTCCACCGTACTTCAATGGCATTTCCCACGTCTGCCTTATGTTTCAATTTCTGTTCATAAGGGTCAAACGGGAGATCAAAATACTTTGCCACAACCCATTCACTACCAATGGCTTCAGCCGTTTCGGTTAGGTATTCATAGGTTGTCAAGTCCTTTTGATACCGCTGCGGGTTGTCAATGCCTTTGTGTGTTTCGGTTTCCCATTTAATTGCAGATAGCATGCAGATCATTTGTTCGTCGTGCGTCAGTGTCATTTTCACCTGCACACCGCGCAAAACCAAATGACCTTTTCGCGTAAGTCGTATCCAGTTTGGTATCCAAACGCGTCCCATTTTTTAAGTTTCGAACACTTATCGCATTGTTCGATTTTGTATTCTGCAACCACCACACCATTTTCCAATAGTTTTGCGGTCATGCTTTGCGGATAGATAATCTCCACGAAATCACTCATTGCTTAATCTCCAATTCTTTACGTGCCCGTTCCAAATGTGCCATGAGTAAAAACCCAGCGTCGTCAGTGCAGAGATCATGCGGTTTATTCATGAAATGTTCCAACCAAATTTTGACCATAAGATCAACCAATTTCTCGTTGATTTCATTTTCGGTCATGGCTAGACCTGCGGCTTAAATTTGCCGTCACTGCTTAACACGTACCAGCGTGGGGTGCATTGGGTTGCCTTTGTGCGTTCAGTGCAGAAATAACCCGCCCATGTTTTTGGTGCGCCGTCATGTGATTTTTTCCAAACCATGTGACCATGTTTGCATTGCGGTGCTTCCTCAACCAATGTGCCGCCCAATTGTTTTGCAATTTCGTCAAGGCTTGATCCGAATGAAGGAACCCCAGAATTTTCGGCTTCAGCAGCTGATTTGTAACTGGCAACCTCGCCAAATTTCTTTGACCATGGGTCATAATCGTCAGCCGTTGATTGTGCAACCTTTGTGCTGATCGTTTCAACCTTTTGCATGTCCTGAAGGGTTGGACGCTTATCCGTGCCTAATAACAACCCTATGGCGCGTCCTATGCTGCTTGTAACTGTGTCCTCGCAAAAGAATTTTTTCATTTGGACGTTATAGGTTGCAACGTTGCCGAACGCATAATCTATGGCTGAAGGCTTAACGTCCTCGTATTCTTTAAAGATTTGGGTCTGCACAAGAATGTAACCCTTCTCAGCATTGAATTCAATGATGTTGTTTTCAATTCGCCCTGACGGGTGTGTTTCCCAAAAACGCTTGATTCGTGCTGCAACGTCCTCGTAGTTATCCAAAAAACCCGCCATGTTACTTCACCGCCTTACGTGAGACATGACGATCAAATGCACGTCGTCTAGCCCAGCCTTCGCGGTGTCCGTCTTTGAAGCCTTTTGCGTAACCTACTGCTGCTGCCATAACTAGCAAGATCATCAACAGCGTCAAACGACCCAATGTTGCTGGGTCAGTTAAGTCAAGTACCATTTTCATTTCTCCCGATTCTTGGTGATAGGACTACCACCTGAACCAAGGGTGAAGCATGATCGCCGCGCGGTCAAGAACCTTGCGTGTTTGTCGGCGTGTCTGTTGGCTTAGGCTTTGATTTCAGTCCATTGCCTGCCAGTACGCCGCCCAGTGATCCAGTCAAGAAAATCGCCAACGTTTTCAATAGGTCAATAAACGCTGCGTCGTTAGGGGCTTGGTTGCCAATTGGCTGCGTCACAAAAATTAGCGCGTAAGTAATTCCTAAAGTCACAATAAGAAAAACCAGTGCAAGGGTTGATCCAATAATCAAAATCAGCTGGGCGTGGACTTCCTCAGGCGTTTTGCGACGTGCTGGTTTATTGCGATTCAATTCCAAGTATGTCGTCAGTGCATGTTCCAGTCGGGACGCATTGCGGTTTTTGACATTCTGGTTTTGCCCAGTTTTCGTATTCCTGACATTCATAACGAATCCACCCCTGATAACCGCAAGCAGATAGCCCCAACACTGACCCCAGTGCTAAGGCTATCGCCGCGGCTTTTCGGGCTACTTCCCCGTTAACCCGAAACTCTTGTCGCTAGGGTTTAACCAGCGCAAAATCACTGGTGCAACCGCTGCAACGCCTGCCATTGCAAGCGTCTTTGGATCAGTCACGCCCGCCATGTATAGGGCTAAGGCTGCTGCCATGAATGACCGCGCCCATGACGCGGCTAGGGCTTTGGCTTTGTCCATTTTTTCTCCTTTGTTGGTTTTGCTGCCACTTTTGGCATTTCAACGATTGGGTATTCGCCTTTGTATGGCACAAATTTTGGAATACCAAACCCGACAATTTCCTTGCCAACGTTGCGAACCTTGACCATGACCATTCCGCCGTTGCGTTGGTCGCCTGTGCCGCTGGTATTGCCTTCAATTGTTATGCACTGCTTGTCGTCAATTAACCCGACGACAATGCCAACGTGTGAAATGCGATCAACGCCGTCGTGTGGAAAGTCCATGAACGCTATGTAACCCAATTGCGGCATGTTTGACCAACGGTTGATTTCCTTGAATTTGTGTGCGCCGATTGCAGTGCTGACGACTGAATGAATCTTGACGCCTGCTTGTGCAGTGCACCAATTCACGAATGATCCGCACCAAGGTAAACCGTCAGCCTTTGTGAATTTGCCGTATTTGGTGAGGTTGTCGCCTTCCTCAATTGTGCCGACTTCAGCTAAAGCCACTTCGATCAGCCGCGCATTTGTACCGTTTGGGAATGTCACGCTAATGCAGCCTTTAGATCGTCAATAGATAACCCAACGCTTGCCAATTTTTGTTCAATAGTTGCAGCGGGCGCGATCACTGTTCCGTTATGTGCTGCGATAATTGCTTGGGCTTTGGCTTTGTCGGCTTCAGACACGTCAAGCAACAAATTTTCGTTGCCGTCAAGCATTGGAGATTGCGTTATGGAAATTCCACCTGCATTTAATTCGGCTAATAATTCTGTACCGTTTAAATTTTTTGGCTTTGCAAATTCGATCATTTTATGCCCCCAAATAAGTAACGTTGAAGTTGGTAATACCGACGCCCGAAGCGTTACCAATAACGCTTAAAGCACCGCCTGAAGTCTGTTTTGCATAAGTTTCGACATAATCGCCCACTGCTAAATTTATAATTAGACTGTATGTTAAAAATAATGTTGCAGCAGGTACGCCACCAGCACCGAGACCAATAGCTGTGTCGCTTACTAAAGTGCCATTTTTAGCAAATCCAATGTATCTACCACCAACACCATTTGACTGATCCCAGTTTATTGTTGCAATTAAAAGATAACGTCCAGCATAACCAGTTGGCACGGTTATACGGCTATTGTTTGTCGTGTTATCGTGAAAACCGTTTGAATCCTCTGTTTCTACGTTAAACGAAACAGCGGTGTATGTATTATTGGCAATGGATTGCGTTGCTTTTTGTAATGAACACCCAACAAATGTAGGGCTAGTCGTGACGGTAGCCCATTCAGGGGCGGTTGCACCAGCATTGACCTTCAAAATCTGTCCAGCCGTTCCAATTCCCAAACGAACAGGAACTGTTGCATTGCGATAAATAATGTCGCCTGCGGTCGTGACTGTTGATTTTGCGATCGCTGCGTCGGCAAGATCGTAAGCGGCTTTTGTCGCGGTCGGTGTTGACGCCAAAACAGATGAAGTTGTCGAAGTTGAATCGGAGAGTTGCACCGCGCCCTTTTGAGAGGTCGAAGCGTCTTGAATTGCAATTCCAACGCTGCCCGAAGTTCCGCCACCCGTGATCGGGCTGGTTACTGTGACGGCTGTTATGTCACCAACGTCATTGGTGATCCATGTGAAATCCATGTCGGTGTTTGACGCCTTGGAAAGAATTTGCCCTGACGTTCCACCTTTGAGGTCTGCCATTGAAGTATCAACGGCTTGACCAAAAACCTCAAAATCAGCTGGCAAGTCGGTGACTAAATCCGTTGAGGTTGGCATTTGCCACCCGAAGTTGCTTGTTGGGTTTGTCATGTTTTCTCCTTGTTAAGTGATAATTGTTGCACGTGCCCAGTCAAGTGCAGGCGACACGCCCGACCAGGTAAATGTGTTGGAAATTTCTCGCCATTCAAGTGCCTGCAATGAATAGGCAGTTGGTGAAACATTTAAAGTGATTGAAACCTGATTGTAGGAAGCCTGAAACGACCAGCCTTCAACAAACCCCTGAAAGATTCCACCCATGTTTGCGGGTAAATCGTTAATCGCTACTGGTTGCCCCATGAACACGTTAATAAGGTCGTCGCGGTCTGCGTCGTCTAATTCAGGGTTTGTCAGATCAAACGTAATTTGGCTGAAGTTTGGTTGCGGATCTTTGCGAAGTGCTAAATAAAAATTTGCCTGTGCGGTCGCGTCTGCTGAATTGTGCAATGTCGTGCTGATGATCTGGGAAAGTGTGCCGTAAGTGTTGATTGAAATTGCGTCACTGGCTGATTGTTCGCTGCTACTGGTTGCGTCGTATTTGATTGTTAGGCTATTGCGTACGTCGCCCGCACGGGTTTCAGTGCGTAAACCAGCTGCCCTTGCTTGATTTGCCGTAAGTTGAACGTAACCATTTGTTGAAAGGTATTGACTGCGGTG